AGGAACCGAGATGCAAGGCGTCATTGATGAGATGCTGCTGGAGACTGTCAATCTGTCTCGCATGTTCCGTGATACTACGATACCTGCCTCAGCCGTTCTCGAGGATGATAAAGGGGATGCTTATGTCCCTTATGATGAGATTCCTTCCGAGGAGATCTCCAGTATCGAAAACCTGATCCTTTCCAATAACCGCAGGGTGACTCAGCGCAAGGTAGAGAAAGCCTACGCTGCCTACCTGATTAATGATCCTGAGTTGTTCCTGCGCCTGACTTCGGAATAGTCATGCCAACAATCAATGAATTCATAGCCCAGGCCAACCAAGAACAAAACACTTCATCCCTTAATGGTACCCAGGTAGAGAACTGGCTGTCTGGTGCCGACAAGACCAGGAAGCTGCAACTCAACTTTGAAGCGGGTACTCAAGAGGATGCGGACCAGCAAGCCCGTATCTTCAACCTGCAGCTGCGTACAGGTCTGCCACAGGACTTCATATCCCGCAATCTGGATACCGTAGAGGCTGAAGCCAACCGTGTGACCTTCGATGCTGAGGAGTTCCGTCAGACTTCGCCTGTGGTTGCTGACTGGCTTTCACAAGATCCCAATCGTTCATCCATTGCTCAAGACGATCTATCCAACCTGTCACTGATGGAAGCCAGCCTTCGTGCTGCCAACCAGGACTACAAGGATCGAACTACCCTGGGTGAGCGTGTCATGAATCGGGTGAAGGAAGGATTCTTGAACCTTGGCCAAACCATTGATGTTCTCAAGCGGATGCCGGACATCACCAGAGGTTTGGAGGCAGAAGCTACCGGCGACTTTGTGATGGCATATGATCCTGCCGGGATTCCTATCTATGCCTCTCAAGTTGTTATCAAAGATGAACAGCTGGCATTCCTGGTACAGGAAGCCATTGGCACTGGTGAAGCTCAATCCCGGGAACTGGCAAAGAATGTCGCACTGACTCAGGCGCATCTGGCCAATATCGAGAAACGCCCTGCCACGGTAGCCATGCTGGGTTCTGAATCAGTCGGTGAGATGCTGGATGCTTTTGCAAAAGATCCATTGGGGATTATTGCTGATATTGGTATCACATCGTCCACACAGCAACTACCAGCCATAGCTCTGACGGTGGCTACCCGTAATCCTGGTGTAGCAGTGGCCGCAGCGGGTGGTAACTCGTATGCCCTGGAACTTGGTCATGGGATTATTGACTACCTGGGCCGTCAAGGGGTGGACGTATCGGATCCAGAGGCAGTGGTGGAAGCCCTAAAAGATGAGTCTGTGGTCAATCGTGCTTTGGCTTATGGCCAGACTCGCGGTGTGATTGTCGGTTCACTGGATGCCTTGTCTGGTGGTGTGGCCGAAAAGTCACTGATTCCTACCAATATGATCGCTTCCCAGACGGGCAGAGAGGCGTTGAATACCTTTGCTGCCCAGCCAGTGGTCCAGGGTTTGATGGGTGCTACAGGTGAGGCGGGTGCTCAGTTGGCCACCACAGGCGAAATTGAAGGCCCGGGTGAACTCTTTGCTGAATTCATTGGCGAGTTTAGCCAAGCCCCCATTGAAGCGGGTGCCTTTGCCCTGGATCGAGTTAGGAAGCCACCACAGGTTATTCAGGACGCTGCTCGAGCAAAAAGGGCTGTAGAAGCTGCAAACCTGATGAATGCCATGGATGAGGCTGCCCGGGAGTCCAAAACCAAAGAGCGAAGCCAGGAAGCGTTTGATGAACTGCTCAACCAGATGAAACAGTCTGGTGATATTGAAAGCGTGTTTGTTCCGGTGGATGAGTGGAATACCTACTTCCAGTCCAGGGAGATCGATCCTCGATCATTCGCTGAAGAACTGATTGGTGATTCACAGCCTTACCTTGAGGCGCTGGCCACAGGTGGAGATATTGCCATTCCTTTGGACAAGTATGCATCTCGCATTGCCGGCAGTGAGTTCCATGTGGATCTGGTTGCCAACCTTCGCTTTGATCCCAATGACATGACCTTGAATGAGGCTCAGTCCTGGGAAGAAACAGCCCCTGAGATCGTTTCTGAGTATCTGGGAAGCACTGTCCAGGTGGCTGAAGATCAATCAGCAGCGGTGTATGAGGACGTGCTGGGACAGCTTTTGGCAGCGGGTACTGAGCGATCTGTGGCAGAAGCCCAGGCCAAACAGGTGCAATCCGTGTTCCGTACCCTGGGTGAGCGCAGCGGTGTGGGCGCTCAAGAGCTCTATGCTCAATATGGTTTGGAGATCGCCAGACAGATCCCCGATGCTCTACAGCCTTTTGTTGAGGAGACTGATACTACCCTGGATCCACTCATTGATCGAGTGCGTTCTGGTGAAGCCCCTACGGATCTTGAGATATTCGGACCATCATTGATCGACTTTGCCAGAGAGCAAGGTGGTTTTATAGAAGATTCAGAATTGTCTGCCCGGGATGCTGAACTGGCGCCAAGGCTGCCTGGTCAGATCAATTTACTCCAGGAGGAAGGCCGAACCCTGGATGATATGGCAGAACTGGCTGCGGAGGCTGGATTCATCCAGGAGCGCGACATTGAGGCTTTGCTGGATGCTATAGATACTGAACTGGCCGGTGGCCGTGTATCAGCCCAAGGGGCGCTCAATGAAGATTTGTTGGGTGTCCGTGATGCCATGACTGCCATCGAGGATCGACTTGGCGAACTGGGTGTGGACATCGAGCAAGCCACCAATGAAGAAATCAAAGCCATATTGATCGGCCAGCCCAATGTAAATGACCAGGATGCTGGCAATCCATTCAGCCGGTTCTTTAGGCAGATATTTAGTTCTGACCAGCAAAGGACTGATGTAGAGCCAAGAAATGGTGGCTCCAGGGTAGAGGCTATCAGCGGTGAAAGCAGAATTCTTTTCCAGAAAAAGGATCAAGACGATAAGCGCGGTCAGATCCAGTTCACTGACAAGGATGACGCCGGCAACCGTCGATTCCGTATCACCCTGCTTGAACAAGCCAACCTGTCCACCTTCCTACATGAAACTGGCCATATGTACCTGGAGATCCTGGGTGATCTGGCAGAACGTGAGGATGCGCCTCAGCAGATCCAGGATGACTATCAACAAGCCCTTGAGTGGATGGGGGTATCGAACCGTGATGCCATTGGTACCGAACAACATGAGCAATGGGCTCGAGGCTTTGAGGCCTACCTGAGAGAGGGTAAGGCGCCAAGTCCAGAGCTACAGTCTGTATTCTCACGATTCAGAGCCTGGTTGATCCGTATCTACAAGGAACTGAAAGCCCTGAACGTCACCCTGACAGATGAAGTACGTGGTGTTTTTGATCGCCTGGTAGCTACTGATGAAGAGATCGAGGCTGCCGTTCAACTCCAGCGCTATGGTGAGATGTTCACTGAGGCTGAAGGTCGCGCCATGGGCATGAGTGAATCTGAGTATGAGGCCTACCGAAAGTCTGTTGAAGATGCCCGGGTTGAGGCTGAGGCAGATGTGGCCAAGCAAGCCATGTCTGAGATCTCGAGGGAGAACCAGAAGTGGTGGAAGGAAGCCCGGGTTGAGATGCGCGAAGAGGTTGCCCAGGAGATTTACTCGGTCCAGGTATATCGAGCCTTGTCCTTCCTGCAAAAGGGTGTGTTACCTGATGGCTCAGAGATTGATGGCGTCAAGCCCGTCAAACTGGATAAAGCTGTCCTGGTTGAGATGTATGGCCAGCCTTTCCTGAAACGCCTGCCTAAGCCATGGATCTACACCAGAGAGGGTGGCGCCCATCCGGATACCATTGCCCCCATATTTGGGTATCAGTCCGGTGATGAGATGATTCGCGCCCTGGTCAATGCCCGTCCGATGAATGATGTGATCGAGGCTGAGACTGATATGCGAATGCGCCAAGTCTATGGTGATATGCGTATTGATGGGACGGTACCTGAGAAAGCCATGAATGCACTGCACAATGAGAAGCGTGTGGATGTCATGATGCGAGAACTCAGGGTATTGAACCGTAATCGTGTTTCACGTGAAACGATTCCTACCCGTCAAGTCATTCGCGCAGCGGCTCAGAGAATCATTGGTGAGAAGCGTGTTCGGGATCTGAATCTGAATACCTACCGAGTGGCTGAGGCAAAAGCTGCAAGGGAAGCCTTTGAACTGGCTGCCCAGCAAGACTTTGATGGTGCCTCTGAGGCCAAGCGTAAGCAGTTGCTGAACCATGAACTGTATCGACAAGCTCAGGCTGCCAAGGAAGCCTCTGAGAAGAACAGAGAGCGCGTCAACCGATTCAGCAAGAAAAGCTACCAGGAAACCTTGGGATTGGCCGGTGCGGACTACCAGGACCAGATGAACGCCATTCTGAATGGGTATGAGTTCAAGAATATACCTCTGAAGCGCCTGGATCAGCGTGAGAGCCTGCGAGAATTCCTTTCCAGGCATGAATCGGATGTCCAGCCATTGGAACGCCCAGCCTATGCCCAGGATGATACCCAGGACGCTGAGAATCGCTCTGACAGCCGTTCCCAGTCTCTGGAGTCCTTGGCTCAGGAGGCAGAGCTTAAAAACTGGCGTAGCCTCACTGTGAACGAATTGCAGGGAGTTAGGGACAATGCTGAGATGATCTGGCATTTGGCCAAGTTGAAAGACCAGCTGTTGAAGAACGCTGAGTTCAAGCGTGTCCAGGAAGCTGCTGAGACTGGTCGGGACTCAATCAATGATAATGCCAATCGCAAGGTCATCCAGTCACTACAGAGCGAGATACCCTGGAATAAGGTCAAATCTGGCGTATCAGAGTATCTGGCTAAGTCCAGGCGTGTGCCTCAGATTATCCGTGAGATGGACGGTGGTAAGGACAATGGGGTGATGTGGCAGCTGTATGTTCGCCCTATCAACGAGGCAACCAGCACCTATACCTCCATGATTCAAGAGCACTCCAAAACCTTTGGTGCGCTCTATGACAAGTATTACACCAAGTCTGACCAGGGCAAGATGCTCAGGAATGCGGTGAAATTCGACTCCATAGGGGTCAGCATGACCAAGGACGCCATTTTGTCTGTGGCCATGAACTGGGGCAACCAGGTGAATAGAAACCGTCTGATGGCCGGTGAGGGCTGGTCACAGCAGCAAGTCCAGACCATATTGGATACCCTGAATGCCAAGGACTGGGCTTTCGTTCAAGAAGTATGGGACTACCTGGATACCTACAAAAAGCCATTTTTCGATAATCACAAGGCCATCTTTGGTATTGCGCCAGAGGAAGTGGAAGCGGATCCATTCACGGTAACTACTCGAGATGGTGAGACTATCGAGATGCGTGGTGGTTACTACCCAGTGAAGTTCGACAATACCCGGGCTGTGGTAAGGCCTGAGCATCAAATGAAGGCTGAGGCGCAACGTGCGATACCTGTGACAGCCAGAACCAAGGCAAGCGCCTCATACAGCCGTGTGCAAGGTCGAGTGGCTATCCCTATCAAGCTATCCGTCATGGGGGTGGTCAATCAGCATGTGTCTGAGACCATTCACCATATCGCCTTTGATCAACCATTGCTGGATGTGGCCAAGGTGCTGGCCAGACCAGAACTCTCCCAGGCGATTACTGAGAACTATGGCAAGGTCATCTATGATCGCCTTTACCGTCAGCTTGTGGATGTGAAGTTTGGTGTAGAGCCAGCCAAGGGTTCCTTTGAGCGATTTATTGATCACACTAGGAATGGCGCCTCAGTCGCTGGTATGGCGCTCAGTGTGACCACAACTTTGCTGCAGCCACTTGGTCTATCTAACAGTGTGGTATCACTCAGGAACGCAGATGAGCCTGTCTCAACGGGTTATTACTGGCTGATGAAGGGTTTGGCACGTATGGCCGGTGATCCTCGCCAGTTGCAGAAGAATGCTGCCTGGGTAACCAGTAACAGTGAATTCATGCGCTATCGACGTATCAACCCATCCAGAGAGATCGGTGATGTCATGAATCGCATCCGGAAGAAAGGCTGGCGCACCCAGATGGATGCAGCTGGATTCTGGGCAATCGCCAATACCCAGTTCTGGGCTGTGGATATGCCTACCTGGTATGGGGCTTATGAGAAAGCCAAGACTGCTGGTGAGGATCATGTGACCTCAGTGCAGCTGGCTGATCAAACTGTCAGAGATGCCCAAGGTGGCGGTGAGTTGATCGATCAGACTGAGTTCCAGCGTGGTGGTCCGTACATGCGAGTATTCACCAACTTCATATCCTATGTGGCCACTACTTGGTCAATTCAGGCTACCCGCTTCCGTACCACGGACTTCAAGGATCCAGCCCAGGTATTCAACTATGCCCATGACATGATGATGCTCATGGTAGTTCCGGCTGTGGGTTCAGTGCTCCTGGATCTCATTGCCTCGGCTTCTCGAGGAGATGATGAGGACGATGAGGGTATCCCAGAGAAGATCGCCAGAGAGACAGCCATGATGTACATGGGACCATTTGTGGGTGTTCGTGAACTACAGGGTGTGGCGCGAGGCTTTAGTGATTATGCCGGTCCAGCTGGGTTGACCGTCTTTGGAGATACCCATTCCTTCATCCAACAAGCCGAACAGGCTGAGGCTGATGAGGCTTTCTATCGATCTACCGTAAGACTTGGCGGGATTCTATTCCACCTACCTGCCGTTCAAATAGACAGAACGACAAGGGGTGCTCATGCGCTTTATAATGGCGAAACTGACAACCCAGGGGCATTGCTCTTTGGACCACCACGCGAGGATTAAACAATGACCGTTCCAAGCACAACAAACCGCTGGCAGTACACAGGAAATGGTTCCACTACTAGCTTTGCCTACACTTCAAAGATATTTTCATCATCGGATCTTGTTGTTATCAAGACCGATGCTAATGGTGTTGAAACCACCTTGGTTCTAAATACTGATTACACGGTATCTGGCGCTGGTGATTCCAATGGTGGAACAGTGACTTATCCAGTATCTGGTTCGGCACTTCCATCTACCGAAACGCTGACCATTAAGCGCGTTTTAGCTATTACCCAAAATACCAGTATTAAAAACCAGGGAGCTTATTATCCAGAAATTCATGAGGATGAATTTGATAAGTCTAGGATGATTGATCAGCAACAACAGGGTGAAATTGATCGATCAATACGGTCACCTGATTCCGAGGCTGGTGGTGATGACTTTTTGCTTCCACCAGTATCTGATAGAGCTGGAAAGATTTTATCATTTGATGCTAATGGTAATCCGGTAGCTACTCTTTCTGAAGATGTTGACCCTGTTTATGTGGATGCGCGGATAACAAGGGTACGATATACCACAGATATTTTAACTACTTCTACCGGTGCTACTACCGGGGATATTTACGAATCCACCCATTACGATTTAAACAAAACAACTGGTTCCGGTGCTAAATGGCAGTACACGGGAACAACAACTGTTGGAAAAGCTGGAACCGTAAACGCTGACGGGTATGTGTATGATGCGGACGGTAAGCAGTTTGATCAAAACGCAAGTGTTTTTTCTTTAAGAGCTTACGGTGCAGGCTCTGGCTCAAGTTCTGCTGATGTTGCTGCAATGACCGCGGCAATTGCTAGAGGGAAGAAGATTGTCGGTGACCCTAGTCTGTCTGTTAATTTTGCGACTTCTAGCTGGACTTTAACAAGTGGCATTAAGATAGATTGGCGAGGCGCATCAATTACTTCTACTATTACACCATCGGGTAGTTCGTCATCCGACGAAGATGACGACAACATGATTTTCTTATTCGATGGTACAGCAGAAAGCAATCGAATCAGCGGTATTGAGCTATTTAACGGAAAGTTCACGGGGTCAGATTTGTTGCTCCATGCGTACAAGTTCCGAAGATGTTACAAGCCCAAAATCTACAACAACGATTTCACAGGAATGCTAAACCTTGTAACAACTTACGCTACAGACATTCCTAAAGTTGATGTTGGCACAGACGATGAACGTCCTGATGTTTCTCAAGATTTAACTGACTACTTAAACAGTTCTGTTCGTTCACATGGAAACACAGGGTTAGGCAGTACAGTAGATTACGATGATGCCGATGCAAGCGTGGGAGGCGGGGCGGCTGAACGGCACAGGTGGTCGTTAGATTTTCAGGTGAGCGGAGCAACATACGAATACTACAGACAAGGGATTGTTTGGAAAGGTGGCGGTTCTGATCAGTCGCTTGATGGAGATATAGATAATGACCGGTGGGCAAGAGGAAGTATTGTCGCCTGTACTGTTAGAGATATACACCGGGGGGGTATATGGGGTAACAATGGAATCGTTACAGTCTCAGGTGCTTGTCAGGCTATACGGTGCGGTGATTTCGGTATTCACGGCGAGGGTGATAAAGGTTCCAGTTATACGGGGAACTACATAGAAGATTGTTCGTCTGGTATAGGTCAATTTTCTTATGGTACTGCAACTTATACGGGAAATACCGTTGTACTCAATGATTCTACGCTTTATAGCAATGAAAAACTGTTTTCACACGTTAACTCAAGCAGCGGTGACGCGGGGCAGCTTACGGTCACGGGGAATACATTTATATGCAACGATTCAACCATCGTCGGAAGATTGACTTTCCAGCGTGACGCTATTGCTAAATTTAACAACAACACTTTAATCAACTGCAAGCTTGAATGCACAGGTACAAATCACGGTAAAAGGTATATTCAGAACAATGAATTAACGTACACCAACAGCAGTATATCTGGCTTATCTGCATTTACAGCCATTGATCTAGGTGGCATTAATACAGATGGGGACGATATAGGAGGTATCACCGGGAACACTATTGACGCTTCTGCTATCACCCTTCCTTCTGATTGCGTGGGTATCAACATGGAAGCGGGTAGCTCGGTACTTATGAAAGCTAATGACAATACTATCGTTGGTGGGTGGGACGTGGAAATAGCGTACCGTGATACTGCGTCTGGCGGTAATAAAAGATTCATCATACGCAACAACACTCTTGAGTATGGGCGAATATATTGCTTGTCAGACGGTTTCCTAAATGCCAATGCCCAACTTGGAGGTAATGTTGATCTTGCTAATGGTAAGCCTATTTTTAACGCACACCCTGAGTTTGGAGCGTATAACAGGGGATGCAGAGAAGATTATGACGATGTGTCCAACGGTGGTGTAGAGGGATGGATTGTCACTTCTGTTGGAGCAGCTTACAAGGAAGTCTATACAAGCTCTAACACCTATGCCAAGTATGAATGCGTAAAAGGCTCGGACAATAATTTTTATTGGGCTAAGCAGGCGCTGTCTGCGAGTTCGAGTAATGACCCCGTTTCAGGTACAGATATATCTAGTAAATGGGCTAAATATGAGAGCGCTGAGGCTACCATTAAAGATCGCGGGGTAATTGCAGCCTAATGTGCCGACAAGAAACAATGACTGAACTCCGTTCGCTACACGCGCAACTGGATCGGATAGGGGGCTGATGCCCCCTTCCTTTAGTGAACCCCAGATGGTTCATCATCAAGATCTAAATCATTCTGATCTTCGTCATCGTCCGGTTCTGGATCCGGATCGTTCATTTTATCCACTAGGTCACCGCCAGACACTTTGATTTGAGCAACATCCTGGAGTAGAGCTCTCAGGTCAGATACATCATGCTCTGAGAATTCTTTGGCTGCACAGTTGAAAGCAAGCTCGATCATACCTCCACCAAGACACTTAAACTTAAACTTGCTGAGATCGCAGTTTTTCAGAATCACCATATCGATTTCAACCGTACAGTATCGAACCTTGGCTGTGCTTTCACACATTCCCAGGTATGGGTACATCAGGTCTTTATCGTCATTGGCTCGCCAGAATGTAGCTGCGTTGTTTCCACCAATCAAAGTACGAAGTGGTGTTGCGCCGGCACAAGTGAGTACGATGGCAATATCCAGAGGAACAGCGCCATTTTCCCCTTTGCCTTCCTTCCTGAATTTCAGGTTTTTTATTTCGCCCTGTGGGGCATTGATGTCAAGCATGGGTGTAATCCTCCTTTGCTTGGGTTATTGAACTGTGGTTTCGATGGTGATCTTGACCTTCACAATTTCCATATCCTGGAATAGGTCATCCTGGGCATAGAGTTCTTTCCTGAGCTCTCGGCACTCTTCCCTGGTGGTGCAGATAGACCAATCCAATGGACACTTGGTGCCCTTAATTCTAAGAGCCCAGCCATCATGGCCCCCATCGGTTTGATCTGTGCTGAAGGAATCGTTTCATGGATTAGAAGTTTAGAGTCACCCTGGGCAACTTACCTTCAACAATGGCATTGAGGACATCAACGGCATCGGATTCACTGATGCCAATCTGCTCAACCAGGGCATCAAAAACATCCTGACCGCATTTCTGCCTGTGAGCATCATCAGCTTCCCGGGCTTCACGCTCTGATTTTTCAGCGGCCTCACGGTCTTGCTGTTCCTGGATAGCCTTTTTACGGGCATCCTCGGCAGCCTGAGCCTCACGTTGCCTGGCCTCTTCAGCTTCACGCTCTGCGCGTTCTGCCTGGTCTTTGAGATCCTGTTCGCGCTGGGCAGCTGCTTGACGTTCCTGCTCGGCTTTTTCCTCAGCCTCACGTTTTGCCTTATCTTCAGCCTCTTGGCGAATCTGTTCTTCCCGGGCTTTCTGTTGGCGCTCCTCTTCCTCTCGGCGTAGGCGATCCAATTCAGCTTTCTCAGCTTCAGCCTTTGATTTGGCTTCAAACTGCTTGTTGAGTTCAGAAAGGGTGTAGGCCTTCAAGGTAGCGGCTTCTTGCTCAAATTCCTCGAGAGAGTCATCCACAGTGAATTCCTCCACCATTTGGATCTTCTCTTTGATCTGAGCAGAGGTATCGTGCTCAGTGAAACTGGTTGCTGAATTGCGAAGCCATTCCAGTTTTTCCTGGTGAGCAGCAATGCGATCTTTTTCACGTTGCTCGATCTCATCAATGGGTTTCTGGTGTACCAGGATCATCCCTTCAAGCTGGGCGGTGATTTCTTTGGCCTTGGCATCAATCGCTCTGCCATAGTCCAGAGAGGCCTGTTTGGCAGCCTTACGGGCATTCTCGATAGCGGACTTGGTTTTCCGGATCTTGAACACATGGCTTCTGGCATCTTTGTTGCCCTGCTTGTCCTCATAGTCAAAGACAGCGGAGCTATTGAGTTTTTCCAATTCATCCAGTTGAGCCTGGAATGGATCGAATACGGTGATGTTGGTTGCATCGAAAGGGATCAGTTCACCTTCTACTGGTTGGTTCATGATTTTTTCTCCATCATGGATTTCATTTGAGCCACCAGCTGATCCAACTCAGCAAGAAAGCTGATTACTTCTTGGCACATATCAGCTGCTTTGTTGGGATCAAGTTGGTAGCGGACACACTTGTATGCCAACTCGGTAGGGAGTCGGTCATCAAAGGATACGAAGTCACACCACTTCCTATCAGCACAAGCCATCTGGCAAGTCATCTGCCATTCGTACTTTGGATCGATACGGCCAGTCATCAGGAATTCGATGTGGGTAGCGGTATTGGGAACCTTGATCTCAAGCATTCCATCATCGCCAACCAAACCATCTGGGCTGGCGCCGAACATAGGAATGGATGGGTGATCGATAAAGGCTACCTCCTGGACCATACTGCCAGTCTCGCCTTCATACGTGCCTCTGGCTATGGGTTCCAGATCAATGCCACGCTGCATAGGTGCGCTGACAAAATTCTCAGCCTGGGTACCGGAAAGGCGCTCACACAGCAATTCCATACGGTAGTTCTTACGGGCTGCAGCCTCACCAGATCGGATGGTGGCCATAACATCAGCCACCCGGGAAGCGGTTACCTTGCCTAGTCTCATTTGTCTCCAGGCCTCTGTGCGTTGTTCAACTTCTGATTGATGGTGCGTCATGTAATTTTTTCCTCATATTTTGATAAGCAATGGAGGCCTCTTCTGGTGTATCGAAAGTACCTATGGTTATCAGTTTTTTGTTTGCGGTAATTCTGGCAGAGAATCTTTCTGATTTATGGTTTCTTCTAACCCCTGCTGGTAAACCGCTTCCATTGATTTTTTTGCAATGGTTTTGGGTATTAGAAAGGGGTGTGGCAGCACGAAGATTGCTTATCCTGTTGTCCGTAGAATCGCCATTTATGTGGTCGATCATTTTTGGTAAATAGCCATGAACATATAAAAATGCCAGCCTATGAGCTTTATATTTTTTACTGTTAATTGTGATTACCAGGTATGATCTCCCGCGAGATTTATTAATACATCCAGCGGGTTTTCCCTTCTTCTCAATATGGTGTTTATTTACATTCTTCCAGAAGAACTCACCTGTTTCTGGTTTGAATAAAATCAGATTTCTGAGAGTCTTCCTGTTCATTAAAATTACCCTTGTTTTAGACGTTTCTTGGCAGCGTCTTTAGCCTTGATTAACTGGTTACGGCCAAAACCATCACCATCGAGATCCTTGTATCCAGCCCTGTAGTCAGTTTCAAGCTGTTCCAGGGATTGAGCATTGACCACCTTGGCTATCCAGTCCTCAGCCTTATCGGAAAGCTGAGATTCCTGAGAGCTTTCACCATCATCATCTTCATCAGCAGTGGTGATTCCCAAAGCGCCAATCAAGGTATAGCGTTGAAGGTAGCTGACAGTAGATGCCACGGCCTGTACAGCATTCTTGGATCCAGTAGCATCTGGCTGGGCAGACATCTTGTTGGATTCGCTATGCCCCATTCTGTGAGTCACAATACAGGTAATGGTGATGCTGTCAGCGTGTTCCTGCTCGAACCGATAGGAAAGCCCACAATCAGCCAAGTGGCCTCTGATGGCTTTCACAATAGAATCCAGGGGCGCATACATATAGTTATGGCCTTGCTTGGTTTTAGGGATAGATGGGCAGTTACGCTGAAACATGGATAGCGCATCATAGAATTCTGCTCTGGCTATCTTGGTATCATGGCGCTCTTTGAGATCCATCAACCTCTCAAGCTGTTCGATGTCAGTGCCTTTCTCCAGAGCCAACTGCAAAAGATTGTCTGGGCTGGTCGCTACCTGTTGTTGGGTATGAATTGGTGCAGGTGGTGTTTCATCAAATGGAATGATGTCTGAGGTATCAGCTTCTTCCACTTTTACGTCTTGAGTGTTTTCTTCATCTTGCATGGTTACTTACCTTGATTGGTTGTAGTCAAAGTTGTGCTCATCAGCCTCAGATTTGAATGGGTGTGGATCAGTCTCGCAACTGAGCACGTATTCAATCCTGGGTTTGAGAGGTTCGAGTTCGGTGGTGAAGTAGAGAACCAGTTCCTGATTAATTAGGTCAGATAGTCTACGCTCACCTTCTTCAGCTTCATGGAGTTCCTGAATGCTGATCTGCTTACAAAGCAGTTTTGGCCATAGCTCATCAGCATGGTGGTCGTTATACATCCATTCAGCTATGACATCGGAACGGTTTTCAAGAATCCATTCAGTAATCACACCTGAATCCCTGGTTTGCTCAAGGGCATCTCGAGCATCATCAATAAGGGAATCTACCAAGCTAGTAGCTGCGCCTTGGCGTTGTTTATCGTGAAAGGCTTTATCAGCAGCCTTGGCTACTAACTCAGTATTCTTGGTTGGATTGAGTGCATCAATCGCACCCTGCATCATAGGGTTTGAGCTAACCATCTGTGTGTCCTCGTTTTCAAATTTACTGCTAACCGTTGTTGACAATGTTAATTATGATGCCACATAATGTCAACACTGTTTCCAATTTTAATTATTTGAGTTGATTATGAACAAAGAGCAAATAGTTCTACTACTAAAAAGACCAGAAACAAATCTCAGCGAGATTGAGAGGGAAACTGGCATCACCAGGCCAACACTGAGAGCTATCCGTGATGGTAGTAAAAATATTGATTTGTTCGATAAGACGCTAAATCTGCTTAGCTACTTTAGAAGCAAAGGGTTGGTTGATGGAATCGACTTGGAACAGCTTTGTATTCGTGTAAATGTCGGAATTGATGATGTTGCTATTACTGGGATAAATGGCTTGGTGAGCGCTCAGGATATAGAAAAAATTCAAGATAAAGCTGTTTCTGGCGTTAATTATAAGAACGGTCCTGGGGTTTACACATTTGAGTGTGACTTCATTCCGGCTTTGTATGGAGATGGAAACAAGTTCATTGAAAGTGAACGATGGGATTTTCGATTAATAGGTTACGAAACTAATGAATGTAGCGCTGAGAATAGTACCAGTGCAGCCAGTTCGACCAACTAAGTTTAATAGACAAAAGATGGTTGAAGTGACTTGCCCCCGATGTCATAAGCAAGTATCTGGGGTTCGTTCATGCAAGTATCCAACCTGCCCAAGAAACCGCAATGATGAATTTTAGTATGCAGCCAAGACAATCTGGAAAGTCATTCCAGGTATCAGTATGGCTGTGCAAGCAAGTGCTTCACTGGATCTGTTTCTATCGCCCATCCAATGAGGATACCCGGGAAGCCATGGTGGTTATCTTTGGTAAAGAAGTTGTAGACCAGGCCGGCAGAGAGCTATGCCAACCAATACAGGAAAAGAAGTAATGACCAAAGACCAGAAGCAACTCATTGATGACTGCTTAAAGCGCCAGGATCGCCTCACAGACTGGGAGCGAACCTTCGTGAATAACCTCTCTAACCAGAGTAAAATCAGCCCAGATCAGGAAACGCACCTAAACAAGATCTGGGATAAAGCGACTGAGGAAGGTTAAAGAAATCTTTACTCAGTGATTGACGATTAAAAAATAGGAGAGTAAATTTCAATCCGTCCCAAAAAGACGAAAGCCCCACTGAACGGTAAACAGTGAGGCCTTCGATTTGAGGACACCAGAGATGATTGTTGAGGCCTTCTCTGATGCAGTGCAATTAAGCGAGAGCAATTATACCGCATCAATTTCCCCCCACAATACCTTTTTCTCTGGCGTCAGACGGGTTTACCCCACGGCATGACGTTAATCCTGCGTGGCGTAGCTGGAGAGCAATAAACTTTTTACCAAAAACCCAGGCGCTGACCTACCACTGTCAACCTGGTACCCATTTAAAGGTTTGTATCTGATCCATTGATCAGAGGAACGGTGAACAGATTGATCCCTTTCACTGGTTGGCATAGTAAGTCCAACAACTTAGTACCCTGCCATTGGCTACCCTGATCAGGTTTTAAAGGGGAAAAGAGTGGTTATTGGTTTAATAAGAGGATTTTGAAATGGAGAATGAATTGGGGTTATCGTCAGCATTATTCAGTTTATGTGGACGATATAGATACGGGCTTTTTAGAGTGAAAGGAAGTCCGTTTTCAGAAGCAAAAGCACTTGGTTTTATTATGCTGAACCCATCAACTGCTGATGGTGAGAAAGACGATCCAACCATAAAACGCTGCATGTCTTTTGCTGATTCATTTGGTTATCAAGGGATTTTGGTTGCCAATTTATATTCATACCGGGCAACCGACCCCACAGATTTATGGGTCGAGCTCGATCCTGTTGGGCCATTCAATGATGATCATTTAAGACAGGCTTTAAGAGCAGCCGAAAAAGTAGTGTGCGCTTGGGGAACCAACGCTGAGGATAGCCGTGTCGATGATTTTTTAAATATTGCAGAAGATGAAGGTATTGATCTTTATTGTCTTGGTATTAACCAAGATGGATCACCAAAGCATCCGCTTTACTTAAAGGGAGATTCACAGCTAATACCATTTAAACTTTTCAAGGAAACATCATGAAATACATTGCAATAACCAACGATGATCACGAATACCCAGGGAGAGTCATCTTCTACTCATTGGGTGCTAGTCGCAACACAGCCATGAATCTAGCTTGCCTGAATGGCTATAAACCCCATGAATTGATGATTGTCACTGAGGCAGTAGCGGCATCTAGAATGAAGCATTGGAGTAACTGATGAGCGACAAGACTGAAATCGCCTGGTGCGATTCAACTTTCAACGGGTGGATGGGATGTACCAAAGTTGGTCCTGGATGCGATCACTGCTATGCAGAGCGCGACATGGATCACAGGTACGGCAAAGTGAATTGGGGTGCTGGAAATCCTCGATCGCGGACTTCTGAAGCCAACTGGAAAAACCCTATCAAATGGAACAAAAAGCCGTTCTACGAGTGTGGCAACTGTGGATGGCGCGGAGAACAAAAAGAAATGGTTCCATGGGATGATTCTTATGGATCAGTTATTTCATGCCCTAAATGTCATCAAGGACAATTTAAGCATGCTCGAAGGCGCGTTTTCTGTTCTTCCCTATCTGATGTATTCGATAACGAAGTAGATCCAGCGTGGAGAATGGATTTATTTAGCCTGATTGCGAAAACGCCCAATCTCGACTGGTTGCTTCTCACCAAGAGAATCGGAAATGTCATGCCGATGTGCTCTAAAGACAGTCTCATGTTTGACCTTATATGCGAAAGAGTCTGGCTGGGCATTACCGTAGTAAACCAGCTGGAAGCAGATCGGGACATACCTAAATTAATGCAGGTGCCAGCCCATATTCGATTTTTGAGTATGGAGCCCTTGCTTGAATACGTTTCCTTAGATGCAGCTGTAGGCTATGACAAAGAAATAAGCGGCTTTGATCCATTTGCTACAAGGGCAAGCTGGGTCATCACTGGCGGGGAATCAGGCCCAGGGCATAGAGAATTCAATCCTGATTGGGCTCGATCCTTACGCGATCAGTGCAAAGCAGCCGAAATCCCCTTCTTTATGAAACAGATGTCAGCTGCCAGTCAAAGATCCATGCCTGAAATCCCAGAAGATTTGCAGGTAAGGAAGTTTCCCAAATGACATCTGATCAGTACCAGGAATTCAAAGAGCGCCATAACCTCTGCGATAGAGAGATGGAGCTTTTGGATGTTGAAGTCAGCCCTTGGCTGAAAGAGATACAGGAAAACCAAAATGACGCAACTGGAACAGACCCAGAAGCTGATCAATCAGCTGCAGGATGAAGGCGCTGGCGCTGGATCCCTGATCGCCCATCAGTGTGAGCTCACAGCTATGCTCATTGATAGGTTGGATGAACTTACTGTGGTGGGTATGACCAGGAAGAAGAAGCCCACAGGCAAGAATCCGGTCACCATTGATACCTATTTGGCTAAGTGCAAAGAAGAAGAAGTCCAGGCCATCCCAGCTGATGATGCTGTATTCAAATATGCCGCTGATGCAGGTATCCCCAGATCATTTATTGAGCTCTGCTTTAAAGAATTCGTAGAGCGTAATCAGGAAAACAAGAAGCGCCAGAAGTCATGGCCACAGACCTTCCGGAACTGTGTAAGGCAGGGATGGTACAAGCTCTGGTTCCATGATGGCGTAGAGTACAAATTAACCAGTGCAGGAATACAGGCTCAGAAAAAACATGCAAGCTGAACAGAATTTAAAAAAACCACCACATAGTATCGAAGCTGAAAGGGCAACCCTGGGGGGTGTAATGCTAACGGATATTGCTTTTGATGCTGTCCGTGAAGTAGTAGGCAGTGGAGACTTTTTCCTTCCACAGCACCAAATCATATTCCAATGCCTGGAACGGGTATCGGAAAGGAATGAACCTTTTGATCCGGTGACCTTGATGGATGATCTTCATGAACGTGGGGAATTGGATAAGGCTGGCGGTTCTGCGTATGTGTCAAACCTTGCAACCAGTACCCCAAGTGCGGCCAATGTGGTGTCCTATGCTCGAATTGTCAAAGAGGATTCAATACTCCGCGGCCTGATCACATCAGCCAACCAGATTGCTGATATGTGCTACAACGATGCATCCTCAAATCTGGAAGAGAAAATTAACATGGCCCAGCAAATGGTCATGGAAGTTGGTCATATTGATAGATCCAAAACTGATCTGGTGGATTTTGAATCAGCAACCAAGGCCATGATTAACCTGGTGGAAGAACGCTATGACTCGGATTCCTCGATCATAGGGGTGTCATCCGGTTTTTCAGATCTCGACCAGGTGACATCTGGACTGCCAAAGAAAGACTTGCTGATCATTGGCGGTAGGCCTTCCATGGGCAAGACATCACTGGCTCTCAATATGGCTGAGAGTGTGGCCAAGGATGGGCATCTGACCATTGTATTCAGCCTCGAGATGGACACTGAGAGCCTGATGCTCAGGCTTTACTCTAACCAGGCGAACATTCCTATCAAGCGACTCAGGAATGGCAATATCGAGCAAGAGCACTGGGATAGCTTGGCCAAGACCATGACCAAGATCAAAGACATACCATTGTTCATTGATGAAACCCCAGCCATGACACCATCTCAGATACGGTCCAGGACCAGACGTATCCACAGAGCCACCGGACAACCTGTTGGGTTGATCGTGATTGATTACATCCAGCTGATGAAAGCCACCAACAAAGCGAGCAGCAGAGAGGCTGAGATCTCGGAAATATCCCGAAACCTCAAAGCCATAGCCAAAGAGTTTGATTGTCCTGTAATCGCTCTGAGCCAGTTGAACCGAGGCCTGGAAGCCAGATCATTGGATCAGCGCCGGCCAAGGATGTCAGACCTCAGAGAGAGTGGCGCCCTGGAGCAAGATGCTGACACCATCCTGTTCATCTACCGTGAAGCGGTTTATGACTCAGCTACCCATCATCCTCATAGAGCAGAAGTGATTGTTGGCAAGCAAAGGAATGGTGAACTCGGTACCGTGTATCTCCAAGAGGAACTGAATTACTGCAGGTTCCTGAATATCAAGCCACAGGATCTGCCGTTGAATGAACCTGTGCAGCCAGAAGAACAAGGTGGGTTGGACTATGAATAAAATCATTCAGGGCGACTGCCGGGACGTCATGCGGGATCTGATCACCAAAAAAGTAAAGGTTCAAACCTGTGTTACTAGCCCCCCTTATTTTGGGTTACGTGATTATGGAGTAGATGGACAGATTGGCCTTGAGTCCTGTATGGAAGAATTTTTAGAGTCTATGGTTGAAGTATTTAGTCTGGTTCATGATCTTTTGGATGATTCCGGAACACTTTGGCTTAACCTCGGGGATAGTTATTCTGCTGGAGGCAATGGCGGCCAAGGAAGTGGATCTGGATCATTCCATGGCCATAAGTCTAGGGGTAATGTTGATCTTGCTGGAAAGCCTAAAAAAACACCTGGATTCAAACCAAAACAACTTTTGGGCATTCCATGGAGAGTTGCTTTTGCGCTTCAAGATTCTGGCTGGTACCTAAGACAAGACATAATCTGGTCCAAACCGAACCCAATGCCAGAGAGTGTTAAGGATCGATGCACAAAGTCACATGAGTATATTTTTTTATTGAGCAAATCGAAAAGGTATTTTTTTGACCATGATTCGATTAAAGAAAAGGCTAGTTACCCTGAAGGACCAAATTCACCTGAATCTATAGCATCACCTTATGGTCAAGGATTTAGCCGAGAATACAAATCCCCAGATGGCTGGGATACCAGTGTTGGCGAGGGTGGACATGGAACCATCCACAAAAAAGGTCGAGAAAAAGGAAACAGAAAAACCTTCAGAGGTGGTGGCGCTTACACACAGGGCGGCTCATTTGATAATCAATCGGATGCTGAAAATAATAGTCAGGGTAATGAACCAAATATTTCCGGGTTAAGAGGCAAGCGTAGTGTTTGGACTGTAGCTACAAGGCCTTACTCGCAAGCGCATTTTGCTACTTATCCTGAAGAACTTATTGAGCCCTGCATTCTGGCTGGGTCAAAACCAGGGGATATTGTGTTTGATCCTTTCATGGGATCAGGAACTACCGCAGCTGTGGCGCAGAGGTTGGGACGTAATTACCTTGGGTCAGAGCTTAATCCTGAATACTTTGATCTTCATGATGATCGAATTGGAACCCAACCAGGTATGCCGCTATGAAACACATTGACCAGCTAATGCTTGCTGTCATTAAGGACACCCAGGCCAAGGCCAAAGATCCCAACTGCCCCAGGTATCAGAAATTCAAGCGAGAGATGGAGATTCTTTTCAAGGGGGTGAAGGGTAGTAGGGGTAATCGATGATCTATGGATCATTATGCTCTGGCATTGAGGCGGCTACAGTTGCCTGGGATCCACTTGGTTGGAGTCCAGCGTTTTTCTCAGAGATAAAACCTTTCCCGTCATCGGTACTTGACCACCACTATCCCGATGTTTCGAACTATGGAGACATGACTGAATATGAACGATGGAAACGAACAATTATCAATCTTCTCGTTGCAGGAACACCCTGCCAAACCTACTCAGTCGCCGGACTTAGAGCAGGATTGGATGATCCGCGTGGTGACCTCATGCTTACCTTTGGTGCAGTTGCTGACCAATATCGCCCCCAGTGGATTTGCTGGGAGAACGTCCCTGGTGTCTTGTCATCTAACGAAGGAAGGGATTTTGGAACCTTCCTTGGGATGCTGGCAGAAATCGGGTATGGGTTCGCCTACCGAGTTCTTAACGCTCAATACTTTGGAGTTCCACAGCGGCGCCGTCGCGTGTTCGTTGTCGGATATTTTGGAGACTGGAGACCACCTGCAGCGGTATTGTTTGAGCGCCACAGCTTGTCAGGGGATATTGCGCCGAGCACAGGAAAGGGGAAAGACATTGCCGGAACCCTTGATGCAGGCTTTGGAAGAAGGCGTGGAAGCGGAATGAACCCAAACCAGATTGTTGCCGACCCAGGGGGTGAAGATCTTTCTCATGCTTTAAGTGCGAGAGATGCTAAAGGCCCATGCAGCAATTTAGCTCAAGGAACTCTGGTATGTCATGGCACCCAGGATCCATTGGTATCAGACAATGCCTTCCCTTTGGGTACCAACAAAGGCCAAGAGAACGCTGTTTTTGGTATCCCTGGTAACTGGGTAGGAAGAAAGCCAGAGAATGGTGGTAACCAGGTGGAACCATGCTATGACGAATCACCGTGCCTAACCAAGACAGACCGCCATGCAGTAGCTATTCAAGAGAATCAAAGGGCAGAGGTTAGGCTGACCGAATCAGCACCATCATTGGCAGCTGGAGGAGGTAAACCTGGGCAAGGTTATGAAGCTGTTCTAAATCGATCTCAGGTAAGACGATTAACACCCATAGAGTGTGAGCGCCTTCAGGGGTTTGAGGATAACTACACCAGGATTCCATACAGGAACAAATCAGCTGAAGAGTGCCCTGATGGGCCAAGGTATGAAGCGCTTGGGAACTCAATGCCAGTTCCTGTAATGCGTTGGATTGGATCAAGGATTGATATGGTAGATAAGATATTGAGGAAAGCGGCATGAAAAATCTCTGGTTCATCCGTAGAGGCATGTCCCTGGTTCCCGCCAGTGAGGACACAGCTGATCGCATGAAGCGCGTCAAAGAGGGACGCATGTGCCAAGTTGAATTGGTTCAGCCCAGGAACATCAAATTCCATGGCAAGTTCTTTTCCCTACTCAACTTCGCTTTCCAGTATTGGGAGCCTGAGCATGAAGAACTCAATGGTATGACCGCTGAGAAAGACTTTGAGCGATTCAGGAAGGACGCCATCATTCTGGCCGGGTATCGCCATGCGGTGGTCAACCTGAAAGGCGAGGTTCGCTATGAGGCAGATTCCATAGCCTTTGGGAATATGGATGAGGAAGAGTTTGGCAAGCTGTACAAGTCAGTGTTCAACGTACTCTGGAGGCTTGTTATGTCCAATGTCCCAGGCATGACAGAGCAAGAAGCTGAGAATGCGATCAACCAGATGCTGGACTACGAGTGAAAATAATATTTCCATTTCTATTGAAATAACTGGAAACATCATTTACATTAAGCCCATGATTGATCACGTAATCCTTAACGACATAAAGACTCTGAGAACCAAAGGTCATTGCCTGTACTACTACCAAGGCAATTTCTATTATCCAATGGATGTTCATGGATCTGATGTCGGTAGGATAAAGGGAGCCATTCGAAAGTTTGAGAAGAACAATGCTGAGATGGTTACTCGAGACAGATCATCACCTGGTTACAAAACAAAAGTTGAGCTCTTTGATGAGCAGATAGGAGAAGCGGCACGAAATACCGTATTGCAGATTCACTGAATTTCGTCATTGGCCAGTTAAGCTTGGGTGGTAAGACTTACACCTTCTTTGGTCGTACCAGGTCTACTGTGGAGGCCAGGGCAATGACTTTCGCTGGTGAGCAATATCTCAAGCCTAGTCAGATCCAGGAAAAGTTCTGCTAACGCTGTATTCAGAGGCGCAGCGCGTCCTCTGCAATACGAGTGTTAGAGATGAAAATGAATAAACCTGAACCAGTAGAGCCGAACTCAGATCAACTCCGGAATGCTCAAAGCATGGGTTGGGAGTACCTAGGTGATGGGCTGTTCAGTAAAGGTGATTTGATGGGTTGGTTCTACGTTGGTGGATTTTGGAAAGAATAATGATCAGGAATTTTTTATATAGGTTGACAGCCAACATGCCATGCCGGTTGATCAATCGTGGTGATGATAATGTGAATCCTATCCGGTATCTCGAGAGATACTATGTTGGAACCTTGTTCGGATTCACCTTCTACCTTCACAGGTTTGTAGCTTCGGATGGTGATGAGTGGGTGCATGATCATCCCTGGAATAGTATAGCCATCATCTTGATTGGTGGTTACCAAGAGGAAAGGATGCTCTACCTGGACCAGCAATGCGGTGGATGGAAGGCTAAGTTCAAACATCTGAAGCCTTTTATGATCAACATTATTCGGGGTAAGGACTTCCATAGGATTGTTGAATCCAAGCCCGAAACCTGGACGCTGTTCATTCATGGGAAGCGCTTCAAGTCTTGGGCATTCCTTCAAGATACATCAGATATGGTGGTCTACCACCAGCCATACACTTTTGATGTGGATAAGCCTTGCCGCTGGTACCAGGAAAACCCTGTTCTTGGTAAGAATTCTGATCGAGCGCCATTCCCTTACGATGGCTAATTCAAAGAAGCGGTGTCGATACTGCAAAAAGTATTTCCCATCGGATCAGATGATCAATATCAATGGCAGCAACTACTGTTCCATGGATCATGTGATTGCCCAGGCAACCAAGGATAAAAATCACAATGCTGAGGTTGCCAAGAAAGCCAGATCTAAAGAAGCTAGTCAAAAGAAAAAAGAGTTCAATGAGAACGACTACCGCTACCAGTACAAGTTGACTTTGGCTAGATGCCGAAGGCTGGCAAACCTATTGGATGCCCATCTTGGTTGTATCTGCTGTGATGCCCCCAGGAATGGGGTTCAATTCTGTGGTGGCCATTACAAGACAGCTGGTGGCAATCCAGAGCTTGCCCTGGATCTGAGAAACATTCATGGACAGCGAAACAAAACCTGTAACGAGCAGAAGTCTGGCAACATCGAGGGTGATAAGCACTCCCATGGATTTACTGAAGGGCTTAGGCGGCGATACGGCCAGGAACTGGTTGATTGGCTTGATGGTCCCCATGAAATGAAGCAGAACACACCACAGAGTCTGATCGCGTATCGAAAAGAGGTTAATGCTGAGATACGTCGATTGGAATCTGGCTTACCCCCATCCAAAGATTGGAGAGCACTTCCATGAGCAAAAATAAAAACAACCAGGAACCTGAATATACCCAAATAGGCAGGTTGGCCATGCGCCAAGAGTCTGGCTACTGGAATGCTTATTATGCCCATAAGCACCACATGAAGGATGCTGTGTTAATTGGATCAATCCGAATGGCAGCCGTGATGAGCAACAAAGAACGCAAGAAAGCCTTCATGGATATGATGAGGGATATTGTCAGCGACATCATTGAATCTGAAACTGGAGTAAGGCCGAAGTGGGGTAGTGAAATGGCTGCTCCGGAAATTGAGCGAACCGGAAACTGTTAGGACGCTCGATCAATACGATTGACTTATTGCCAATTTCCCTGTTAAGAGTAGAATTGCCAAAACCAATAACGGAGGCAGGCAGGATGGCCGGCGATACTGATGTCCTATGGCAGCGAGTAGATGAGCACAGTAAAAGACTTGGTGATGTTGAAACTCAAACAAAAATGAATGCCCAAACACTTGGACAGCATGCTGAAGAGTTTCGCAGAATGAATAAAGAGATTGCCTCTAATCATACTGCTGTCATGCATGGCCTTGATGGCTATTCAAAAAAAGTCGATCTCGTTATTGAAGATTTTCATAAACGCCAAGGTGCCAAAGAGGCCAAGCAGTCTGTCTCCGTGGACTTCAAGTGGGCAATAGGCACCATCATTGCCGTAGTCGCAGTAATCGTAGCCATTTATGCAGGCACCCATTGATGATTGATTACCTCGATCACAAGCGAGAACACCTTATCCGTGGCGAAGGTTCAATTAGTCATATGTATTTGGATACCGTAGGTCTGGTGACTGTCGGTGTCGGCAATATGCTTTCAGATGCAGTGTCTGCCGCAGCACTTCCTTTTGTACGGAGATCCACTGGGTCAGCTGCTAATGCTTTTGAGATTGAAGAAGAGTTTGACCTAGTTCGAGCTCTTGAGAAAGGCATGTTGGCTCAACGCTATGAGGACTTCACTTCCCTGGATCTACCAGAGATCGAGATTCATAGGCTTCTTGATGACCGCATTGAAGAATTTGAGTCTGGACTGATAGAGGACTTTCCCGGCTATGAATCATTCCCAGAGGAAGCCCAGATAGGTCTATTGGACATGGTATTCAACCTGGGTCGATCAGGTCTGAATCGAAAGTTCCCTACATTCTGTCGAGCAGCCAGAGAGCAAGACTGGATGACTTGTGCTGAGGAGTGCCAAAGGCGTGGCATATCTGATGCGCGAAACCAGGAAACACAGGAACTATTTGAGTCTATCTCATGAGCGATCAGCCAACCTGGAAGAACCGCAGACGCTACCTACTGGCTCTGACAGCGTTCTCCATAGGCGTGATCGTTTACATCCTCTGGAAGGAATTGGATAGCCCTACTGCCCAAACAGCCATCAACATGGCCTTCTGGTCCCTGATACTCCAATTTGGTACCTATGTTGGCGGGGCTGCCTGGGAAGATATAAGTCTGCAAAAGGTAGGTGGTCGATGATCAGCCCTTTCGGATACTTCAAGATTGCTGGTGTGGTTGGAATCATCACAGTCTGCTACTTGGGGTACAACCATTACACTGGTCTGATCGAGGCCAATGCCGCCCTCAGAGAAAACAATGCCAATCTGGAGACAGCCATTGAGCTTGAGAAACAAGCCTTTGAAGCTGCTCAGAAGTCTATCGAAGAACATGAACAAGTTATCAACCAGTTCGAGGCCGATATAGAACACTTGCAGGTAGTGATTCAGGACGCCTCCAGACAAACCAGGAGAGTCAACGATGTCTTTGCATCCCATGATCTCACTATGCTCGCATACGAAAAACCAGGCCTTATTGCTAATAGGATTAATGCTGGCACTGCCCAGCTGCTCACTGCTCTCGAATGTGCAACCGGATCCAGTGACGGTTCATGCAGTACAGACGGAGATCCCTGAGCCCCCAAAGCCTGACCTACCCTTGCCGGCGCCAGTCAACCAGGTGCCAATCGAATGGGTAGTCATCTCCAGCAATGAATTCCAGTGTACGGGCGATTTTGTCTTTATGGCCATGACGCCTGGTAATTACGAAGATCTTTCCCGTAACCAAGCTGATCTGCTCAGGTGGATCGAAGAAGCCTCATACCAGTTAGATTACTATCGAGAACGCGAGTAGTGTCTGGCAGATGCACTGATCGAGGGATATTAGCTCATGCACCTATCATGTGAAGTTGCGTACCTTCGTGAAATCTGCAAGCCTGGGTTTTCTTACTGGTTCCCGCATAAGCAGTAGCCTCGCTGCCGGCGAAAGAGGGGCAAACTTTAACCAAATGAGGAAAATTATATGACTACATCAATGTACTTTATCCTGGGTGCCTTCATTGTCATCCTTGTAGTGGATTACTTTTTCATTGCAAAACCAAGAGGCCAGAAGTGGCCTGGATCTCCAGCAAAAGCAGTGATGGGCATGTTCCTTTTGCTGTTGGTGATCTTTTTGACCGCTTGCCAGACCTATGAACTGGATTACCCTGAAGCCAATGAGAGAGAGCCTGTGAGTGCGCCTATTGGACATACGATAGTCTGCGCCCAGGGTGATCCCCTTTGTGTGCCACCAGAGGAAGAGACCGATGACGAAGGATGAACTGGGAATTGTTGCTGATATACATACTGTTGAGTTTCTTCAAGAGGTTGCGGAGAAGCTAGAGGGCGAGTCTGTCTATGCCTCAGAAGAGTTCGAGGATTGGAGCTTCGATGAAGATGAAGTGATTCTGGCTGTCACCACAGATGGCAAGATAGAGATCCCTGATGACTGTGATTGGCAGAGAGCAGCACTGTACATCTGCAAGCTTTGTGGCTGGGATACGGACTACTTGGCCGAATGTGCTGTGAAGTCTGGTGATGGTCCAGGGCCGTTCAATCACTACATAGCCCTTGCCTGGGTAGACTCAGAGCAAGAGTGGTATGGATTCAACTGCTGGTCTTATGGCGAGGCTGTACGCCTCCCAGACATTGTGGCCGGCAATTACGAAATCAATGATGGTAACTGGGCTGCAGAGGTTACTGTGAACCGCCACCATGTATTGACTGACTGGGTGAATGGTAGACCTCAATGGTATGGAGGGTTGCCACCACGGCGCTGATAAGGTACTTTGGCTGTGCCGTATCAGTTAAAACTAACCAAACAGAGAGGAAGATGGAATGAGAAAATTTTTCAACCACATATCTCTGATAGTAGCGGTAGTCTTGATCATGCTTGCATTCGCAATGCCGGCATCCTCAGAGCAACTGACACTTGATGAGCCTGCCCTGGTACTCACGATAGAAAAGATCCCGATTGTTGCTATTGAGCCCGCCAGTGATGGCGAGCCTCAGCTGGTAACCGTATCGGAAATCTACGTGCTTACCGTCACAACACAAGATCAAAGCTATTTGCCAACCGACTACCAACACCAGGTAGCGCCCCAAGTGAGGAACGCTAGCTATATCTATAGCTTGGAAGAGGTTCCCAAACAGGCAACGCTCAGTCATAGCGTAGATGGCTTTGCTCAGACTTCCGTTACTGGCTACAAATACATCGATCCAGGCGATTACACTGAAACGATGTATCAGGTGCCAGACATCTGAGACTAAAGCAAATAGATATTAAGAAAGCCCTGCTCAATGCGGGGCTTTTTGTGGTAACATCCTTTCCATAGCTTGGCAGCTATTATGACTGTATGAAGCGAAGAGGAACTATTGAGGACGCGGGTTCGACTCCCGCCAGCTCCACCATGAGCGCTTGACCGCCAAATCTACCTCTCACACCTATGGGTGCCAAGTAGGTCACTCGCGGGACAATTCAAGCGTTCTTGATGGGGCTGATCTGGATTCGACTTGGTAGCAAATCAACGTGGACAGTCCGGCAATGTGAAAGCCGATAGGGTTGGGAGTTCCTGGCCGCAGAAGCAACTTAAAGTAATCGCAAATGACGATAACTACGGAGATGATCGCCTAGCCGCGTAATCGCTCCCAAGGCTTACCGCCCCCATGTGCCTTGTCACCCAAGGGGGCAACCTTTCGTAGGGGGATAGCTCAGAGGTAGAGCGTGGTTGTATCCAGGCCGGCTAAATGGATACATTTGATTACAACAAGGCCGTAGGTTCGATCCCTACTCCCCCTTTCCCTACCTCTGCCATAGGTGGTAAACTCGTTGCCACCCAGTTAACAACGATTAACAGATCACATTGGCAGAAACAGTCATCAAGCCCAGAAGTAGGCAAATGCAGGAATTCTGCAAACATCTTGTTGCGGATGAGAACTACTGTGGGACATCAGCTGCTATCAAGGCGAACTACTCAAAGAAAACAGCCCGAGTTAAAGCCAGCCAGTTATTGGCCAGAGATGATGTGAATGCGTACATCGAGCATCTGAAGGCTGAAAGGAACCAAAGGATCAAGGTTGATGCTGATTACGTCCTGGTGAAGCTACAGGGATTTGCTGAGGCAGATCTGGCAGCCATCATGCAAGAAGATGGTCAGTACAAGAAACTCAGGGAGTGGCCGAAAGAGATCCGTCAGATGATCAATTACATCGAGATGGGTGAGGACGGTAGGCCAATTAAGGTCAAACTGGTGGACAAGCTGAGATCCACTGAGCTACTGGGTAAGCATACCTCCGTGAAGGCATTCTCTGAGATTGTTGAGCACAAAGCGGATCCGGAACTGGTAAGAGCGTTGAAGGATGGCCAGGGAAGATTACAAAGATCCGAATGAACAATTAGCCTATGAGTGTGGGCAGCTATCTGGTCATCCCCTTGACTGGATTATGTTCGCTTTCCCTTGGGATACCGATGAATCCATTCAGCTGGTAGAGCTCCAGGAACCCTGGGCAAGCCGATATAACTGCAAGTACGGACCAGACGCCTGGTTCTGTAAGCAAATGGATGACTGGGGTGAACATATTCGCGCCCAGGGCTTCAACGGCAAGGATCCAGTAGAGCCTTACCAGGACGCCACATCATCTGGTCACGGTATCGGTAAGTCTGCTGGTACTGCCATGATCATTCTGTTCATACTGAGCACCAGGCCTTTCTCCAAGGGTACGGTGACAGCTGGTAACTCTACTCAGCTGAGAACCAAAACCTGGGCAGAGCTTGGTAAGTGGAAAGCCAAGTGTATTACTGGTCACTGGTTTAGCTACACCAATTCCTCCAGCAACATGACGATCAGGCACAAAGACTATGCTTCTGATGTCTGGGGTGCGGTTGGTTATACCTGTAAGGAAGAAAACTCAGGCGCCTTTGCTGGGCAACACGCTGCGGACTCGAGTTCGTTCTACATCTTCGATGAAGCATCCGAGGTACCCAACAAGATCTGGGAAGTGGCCGAAGGTGGTTTGACCGATGGTGAGCCCTTCTGGTTTGTCTTTGGTAACCCTGTACGCGCCACTGGTCGATTCAGGGAATGCTTCAGGAAGTTCCGTCACAGGTGGAAGCACAGGCACGTAGACAGCCGTACAGTGCAGATCACCAACAAGAACCAACTCAATGAGATGGTCAAGGATCATGGAGAGGATTCGGATTACGTCAAGGTTCGTATCCGTGGTGTGTTCCCATCCCAGTCTGTCAGACAGCTGATCCCAGAAGATCTGGTCTACGCTGCCCGGGGCCGGCATCTCAATGAATCCCAATACAGCTTTGCACCCATGATTCTGACCTGTGATCCCGCCTGGGAAGGTGATGACCAACTGGTGATAGGCTTCAGGCAAGGCCTGTACTACGACATCCTTGAGAAGATCCCCAAGAATGACAATGATGTGGTGATCGCCAACAAGCTGGCCAGATACGAAGATGAGCTCAAGGCAGATGCTGTGTTCATCGATCTTGGTTATGGCACTGGGATCAAATCAGCTGGTGACACTATGGGTCGGTCCTGGACCTTGGTGAACTTTGGTGAGAAGTCCAATGATCCTGGTTGCTTCAACAAACGTGCAGAGATGTATGAGTTAGCCCATCAATGGCTCAAGGACGGTGGCGCCATACCAGATGATGATGAACTGGTAGGTGATCTGACCGCATTAGAGACAGTTCCCAGGCTCGATGGAAAGATTCAACTCGAGTCCAAAAAGGACATGAAGAAGCGTGGCCTTCCATCAACGGACTGTGGTGATAACCTGGCTTTGACCTTTGCCCATCCTGTGGTGAAAGTAGAGCAGAACATCCATGATGATTTCCAAGTCGGAAAGGCTGTTACCGATTACAACCCTATTGACCTATAAACTACTGTTTTTCGTTGAAATAATCTGATAAGGGAATAATAATCACGCAAACTGGCGCATAGGAGATATGCGAAATGTGTGATCCCGTCACAGCAACCGTAGCAGCCATAGGGGTAGTTGGCGGTGCAGCAGCCACGAAAGCATTGGCTCCATCAGCCCCAAACATCGAGCAGCAAGCTCAGGCAACCCAGACCGAACCCAACCCCCCAGCCCAGATCAATGATCCTGCAGCTGTTCAGTCAGCGCAGCGTGATCGTAGGCGTAGAGCCACAGCCTTTGGTAGACGATCTACTATCCGCACAGGTGCTGGTGGTGTCTCTGCGCCAGCTGCCGGCAGCCAGACTGCCCCAACCAAAACATTGCTTGGTAGCTAACCATGGCCGATAAGCCTATCCAGGAATCAGCCCGTAAGCGTATGGAAAAGCGCTACTCAGCGCTGAAGAAAGAACGCCAGCAAGGCTGGGACCAACACTGGCGGGAACTGGCTGAACAGTTTGCTCCTCGCCGTGGTCGATTCTTGTGGGAACGTGCCAATGATGGTCAGAAGAAACACCAGAGCATCAACAACTCGAATCCTCCCCGGGCATTGAGAATCCTTGCCTCTGGCATGATGGCTGGTCTGACTTCCCCTGCTCGCCCCTGGTTTAGGCTTGCAACCCCAGATCCTGAGATGATGGAATTCGGTCCGGTACGTGACTGGCTCTACCAGGTGGAAGTTCGCATGAGAGAGATGTTTGCGAAAACCAACCTGTACAAAGCCTTGCCTGGTGTCTACACAGAACTGGGTGCCTTTGGTACGGGATCTCTGGCCGCCTTGGAAAGCAATACCAGTGTGATGCGCTTTGAACCTCTGACTATTGGTAGCTACTACCTTGCTCAGAATGATGAGCTTGCTGTGGATACGCTCTACCGTGAAAGACGCATGACGGTTCGCCAGCTGGTGACCAAGTTTGGCAAAGATAACCTGTCAGAGCGCGTCAGAGCCATGATCAATAGTAACCAGTTTGATCAATGGGTCGATGTGGTTCATGTGATCGAACCTAACAAGAATCGCATCTACGGAAAGCTGGATAGTCAGAACATGCCTTTTGTCTCATGCTGGTATGAGCAAGGTGTGAATGAATCCGATAAAGATAGGTTTTTGGCCAAGTCTGGATTCAATGAGTTCCCTATCATGGCACCTCGATGGGAAACCACGGGTGAGGATGTCTACGGTTCATGCCCTGCCATGCTTGCCCTGGGTGATGCCAAAGAGCTTCAGTTCCAGATGCGCCGCAAAGCCAAGGCCATCGATAAGCATGTTGACCCCCCCATGGTTGGCGACATCTCGATCAAGGGTAAACGAGCTTCCCTGGTCGCTGGTGATATTACCTATGCGGACTTCACCAAGACGGGTGGCAATGCTGGATTCATGCCGGCCTATACCATCAAGCCAGAGCTTCAAGCATTGCTTTTGGACATTAATGCTACTGAGGAGCGTATCAACGATACCTTCTACGTGAACCTGTTCCTGATGCTGGCCATGAGTGATCGACGCGAGATGACAGCCACTGAGGTTGCAGAACGCCATGAAGAGAAGCTATTGATGCTGGGTCCGGTCTTGGAGAGCCTGAACGATGAGTTGCTGGATCCGCTGATTGATCGCGCTTTCTCGATCATGCTCAGGAACGGCCTGTTACCTCCTCCACCAGAAGAACTGATGGGTGTGGATCTAAAGGTGGAGTACATCTCTATCCTTGCCCAGGCTCAGAAGATGGTGGCTCTCGGTTCGATTGATCGCCTGATTGCCCATGTTGGCAATGCTGCCCAGGCCGATCCATCTGTTCTGGATAAAATTGATTTCGATCAAACTGTGGATGAGTACGGTGAGATGCTGGGTACGCCTCCTGGTGTAATCCGTAGTGATGAGGACGTAGCAAAACTCCGTGAGGAGCGCGCCAGACAAGCCCAGGCTGCTCAAATGGCTGCTTCCATGCAACAAGGTGCCGATATAGCCAAAACCCTGTCAGAGACAGAAACAGGCGATACTGATGCCCTATCCCTTTTAACTGGAAGCTGAAATGGCTAAAGCAAACGACGAAAAGCAACTACAACAACTGGCTGATAATGAACGCCTCCAGGAAGAACAGCAGCTGGCTGATCTTGCCTGGTTGATGGAGCAAGCCCAGTTTCGTCGGTTTATGCATGACTTCCTGGAACGAGCCCGAGTCTTTTCACTATCGATGACCGGGAACAGCTGGACATTTTTCAACGAGGGTCGAAGATCCTTGGGGAATATGTACTTCTCTGAAATCACTGAGCATACGCCTGAGTTGTATCTCAAGATGATGAATGAGGCACTTTCACGTAAACAACTGAATGAGGAAATTTCCGATGGCTGATGACAACGCTGGTGGACAAGATACCACTGATGCCGGCGCCGATTCTTCTGTTGAAGAAACTGGAACCATTCTGGGTGGTGAAGAAACCACTGATGATACCGCTGCACAAGATAAGGATGCGGGATCTGATGATGATTCTACCCAGGATGATGACGGTACTGGCGCTGATGACGATAAAGACAAGGATTCAGATGACAATGACAGTGATGACAAAGATGGCGACGATGAGGAAGATGATTCCGAAGCTGAGCTATTTGATTCATCCAAGCTGGAGTTGCCTGAAGGATTCGAGATGGATGCTGATCTCATGGGAGAATTTGAGCCACTTGCGAAAGAGCTCAAACTTACTCAAGAGCAGGGTGCTAAGTTCACTGAACTTTACACTCAAGGCGTTCAAAAAGTCTTTGACAACATCCTTGCCCAACAAACTGCCGCTATTCAGCAATGGGCGAAAGATACCCAGGCAGATACAGAGATTGGTAATGCCAACTATGAAGAAAGCACTAAGCTGGCTTCTAAGGCTATCCAAACCTTTGGCTCTGACAAGCTGAAAGAGGCGTTGAACCAAACAGGTATGGGCAACCACCCTGAACTGGTTCGCATGATGGTCAACATCGGAAAAGCGATCTCGGAGGATTCATTTACTGCCCCTGATGCAGGAACTGGGCAAAAGGATGATCTCTCCTCGATCTATGATCACCCAACATCCAAAACTTAATGGAGAACGATAATGGCTGAATTAAGCGTTACAAATCCTACGCTACTGGATCACGCCAAGCGCCTTGATCCTGATGGCAAAATCGCGCCTATCGTCGAGATTCTCACTGAAACAAATGAGATCCTTGAGGATATGGTATTCCTGGAGGGCAACCTTCCTACTGGTCACCGGACTACTATCCGTACCGGCCTACCTACACCTACCTGGCGTAAGCTGTATGGTGGTGTGCAACCTACCAAGAGCACCACAGCGCAAGTGACTGATGCGACTGGTATGCTGGAAGCGTATGCCGAAGTTGATAAGGCTCTGGCTGACCTCAACGGCAACACCATGTCTTTCCGTATGTCAGAAGATCGGGCTCACATCGAGGGCATGTCCCAAGAGTTCGCCCAGACTTTGTTCTACGGCAACGAAGAGACCGAAGCTGAAGCCTTTACTGGCTTTACTCCACGCTTCAACAGCACAAGCGCTGAATCTGCGGATAACGTGATTGATGCTGGTGGTACTGGTTCGGACAACACTTCCATCTGGTTGATGGTCTGGGGTCCACGTACCTGCCACGGTATTTTCCCCAAAGGCTCACAGGCTGGTATGCAGGTAACTGACAAAGGCCAAGTGACCATTGAGGATGTGGACGGTAATGGTGGCCGTATGGAAGCCTACCGAACTCACTACCGCATGGATGGTGGCTTGTGTGTCCGTGACTGGCGCTATGTGGCTCGCGTTGCATCTATCGATGTCAGCGATCTGAGCTCTGCTACCAACCAGAAAGCACTGATCAACTACATGATTCAGGCTTCTGAGCGTATTCCCAACTTCTCCGCTGGTAAGGCTTGCTGGTATGTAAACCGAACCATCCGTGAGAACCTGCGTCTGGGTATCCTTGAGAAGATCTCAAGCAACCTGACCTGGGAATCCGTTGAGGGTCAACGAGTCATGATGTTTGATGGTATCCCCGTCAAGCGCTGTGATCAGCTGACTAACAGCGAGGCTGCATACTAAGTTTCGGCTTAGTATGTTCCCTTAAATTTACAGAGGAGAATTGACATGATTCTTGATGAACGAAACGAATTTGCAGATGCCACAGCACTGGGTACGTCTACTGGACTATCCTTGCTTGGTGATGTGCTAAATCTCCAAGATGCCCGTGACATCGGCAATGGCGAACCGCTTTACCTGGTGATTCAGGTGACTACTGCGGTGACCTCTGGTGGTGCCGCCACGGTATCTTTCATTCTGGCGTCTGATGCTCAAGCTGCTATTGCTACCGATGGTAGTGCGACTGAGCACCTTGCATCAGCTGACATCCCGAAAGCCACACTCACAGCTGGTTATACCGTTGTGCTGCCTGTACCACCCGAGGGTGATGCGTATGAGCAGTATGTTGGTGTGCTGAGCAATGTGGGTACCGGTGCGCTGACTGCAGGCGCTGTGAATGCGTTCCTTACGCATGATGTGGCTCGCTGGAAGTCTTACGCTCAGTCACCTAACGTAGTGCCTTAATCGGTACTGAACTGAAACTACTCTAAGGGAGCACCACTATGAGTAAGTCAAAGACAGTTCGGGTTATAGCCACTCGTTTAGGTTTTTACCGAAACAATCGCCGCCGACCTGGATCCGAGTTCGATTACGAGCTTGCTGAAGGGAAGGAACTGCCCACTTGGGTTGAAGAAGTACGTCCAGGCCAGAAGCCTGTGGCAGCACAGACTGTCCAGGCCAATGATCCTCCTGGTGCCGTTAAGCCGGCCACAGAGGATGAGGCTGAGGCCATCAGAGAGAAACTGAGAGCCGCTAACGTGCGTTTTCATCCCCGTCTTGGTTTGCCCAGGCTCAAAGAGCTATTGGCCAAGCATGAGGCTGAAAGTGGTGGTTCTGATGGTGGTGGAGAGTCTACCCCCGACTAGGAAACTTAGCCCCAGGTAACACTGGGGCATTCTTTTTTCAGAGGATTCGATTATGGAAGGACTGATTAACATGGCTCGAGAGCCAAAGTCCGAAGATGAAAAGATGGATTGTTGCATTGATGATGACAACAAATATCCATGGGGACTGCGTATTCATCTTCGTGAAGAGGAGATCGAGAAACTTGGTCTGACCGAGATGCCTGATGCAGGTGACAAGATCCTGGTGACTGCCATGGTCAGTGTTGCTGAAGTTGGTCAACGTGAGACTAAGGATGGCACTGATCGCAATATGCAGTTGCAGATCACTGATATTGCCCTGGGCCATGCTCAGAGCAAGCTGACGGATGAAGAAGTCGGCAAGAAGATTTATGACGCGGAGAGCTAATCATGGCTTTGTCAGTTGTTGGAGTCTGTAACCTTGCCCTATCCCGGGCTGGCCATGTGGAGACTATTGCCTCCCTGAGTGAGGCGTCCACAGCTGCCCAGAAATGCAACCTGGTGTATGAGCACACCAGAGATACCCTTCTCCGTGATTTTGTCTGGAACTTCGCTACCCGTATCGTGACGCTCTCTGTGGTTACAGGTGCGACATTCAAAGGTTGGGACTATGTGTACCGGTACCCTTCTGAGTGTTTGTATGCTCGACAAGTAACCGATGAGGCGGGAACCAGGATGCGCTGGTATCAGACTGATCCTACTCGGGATGACCGTATCCTGAAGTGGACGCCTCCCAAGGTGCCTTACCAGGTGTCTGGTGATGATTCAGGAAAGTTGGTATTGACCGACATGGAAGATGCCTACCTGGTGTACACAGAGAAAGTGGCTGATACCAACTTCATGGATGATGCGTTCCTGGATCTGTGGGCATGGAAGATCGCTATGGAAGTGGCGCCAGCACTCAGGGTTAAAAGGGATGTGCTTCAGTTTATATCCAATGGCTTCCGAGAATCCCGTATTCAGGCAGAGGCTTTGAATATGAATGAGCAGCAAAAAGATGAGGATCAGGAATCGCCATCTATTCAAGCAAGGTGGTAATCCATGCCCATCGATCTGCAGCAAGCATCTCTTACCGGGGGCGAGCTTTCCCCATCTCTTTATGGTCGAGTTGATTTAGCCCGATACGCGACATCTCTACGCACTTGCCGAAACTTTATACCCAGGCCTTTTGGCGGCATTGATAACCGTCCTGGTACTGAATATGTTGCTGAGGTTAAGGATTCAAGCAAAGAAGTTGTTTTGATCCCTTTTCAGTTCAGTCAGACCCAGAACTATGTTCTCGAATTCGGTGATCTGTATATTCGTATATACACAGGTGGCGCCCAGGTTGAAAGTGGCGGTTCACCTGTAGAGGTCACAACTCCATACCTTGAGGCTGATCTACCTAACTTGAGGTTTGCCCAGTCAGCAGATGTACTGACCATTGTTCACCCAGACTATTCGCCCAGGGAACTGGCCAGAGTGAGCGCTACCAGTTGGACACTAAGCACCTTTGATTACACCAATGGACCTTTTCTGCCATTGAATTCAGATACTTCGATTCGAGTCTATGCGGATGCTGATCGAGGATCAGTGACCATCAACTCCACTGAGGACATCTTTACTTCTGATCATGTAGGCGGGTTGTTTTATATGGAACCTGCCGATCTGAGCAAGGTTGCACCATGGGAAGCCAACAAGCAGATTGCTGATGTGGGCTCTAATCCTCTTGGTGAGATTCGCAGAAACGATGGTAAATACTACAAGTGCGTCACTAACCAAACCGCTTCTGGTAATGAGATCCGTACTGGCAACATCCCGCCTACCCATGATCAAGGGGTAGCTGAGGACGGTGATGGTAATGCGATCACAGCTGATACTACCACCTATGCTTCCAGGGCTGGTGTGGAATGGGAATACCTTCATTCAGGCTTCGCTATTCTTGAGATCACAGCGTTTACTGATGCCAAGAACATCACAGCCCTTGCGCTAACCAAGATCCCGTCAGATTGCGTATCTGATGGAGGTGCAACGCTCACAGCCAGAGATGGTGGTGGCTTTGCTGGTGATGGTAGTACCAAACAGTTTTCTTTAAGTGCGGCATCATCAAGCGTTCCTGAGAGGTGGCTGGTCTATGACGATACCGGGTTTGTTTACGATCCAGAGGATTACGAGGTTGATTCCTCTGGTAACACCATCACCTTCGATACAGCGCCGGCAAGTGGCCGTACAGTCTCTGTGGATGAGTATGCTTCAACCGATGCGATCACCAGCTTCTGGGCGTTTGGCGCCTGGTCAGATGAGTATGGGTACCCAAGTGCGGTTTCTTACTACTCGGATCGCCTCACCTTTTCCAATACACCAAACTCTGAGCCTCAGACTACTTGGATGAGCAAGGTGTCGAATTACGTTGATTTTGGCAAGAATGTGCCATTGATCGATGACGATGCCCTAACCTTCACTATCAACTCGAGACAGATCAATCCCATTATCGATTTGATACCTATGCGGGATTTAATTTTGTTTACCCGGGGATCTATCTGGAACCTTAGAAGCACACAAGGCGGAATCATTGCCCCTGATACAGTTCGTGCGGATCCCCAGTATTACAATGGCGCCCTACCAGGTGTGCCTATTGTGGTGATTGGGAATACCATTCTCTATGCTCAGACTCAGGGTGAGTCTATTCGTGATTTAGCCTATACCTTTGATTCAGATGGATATGAAGGTGATGACCTAACCCTTCTGGCAGAACATCTGTTTGCTGGATACCAGATTGAGGATATGGCTTTCCACCAGGTTCCTTATCAGGCTTTGTGGGCCATTCGCTCTGATGGAAAGTTGTTATCCATGACTTACCTGAAGAAAGAAAACGTGATTGGCTGGGCTCGCCATGATACCGATGGCACTGATGAGTTTGAGCGTGTATGCGTCATTCCAGAGGGATCAGAGGATTATTTGTACGTGGTGGTGAAGCGAACCATAAATGGTGCTACCAAGCGCTATATCGAGCGTTTAAAGTCCCGTCGATACACTGACATCAAAGATGCCTGGTTTGTTGATTCTGGGCTTTCTTATGATGGCGAGAACAGCAATGCTTCACACAACATGACGCTGACGGGTGGATCAGATTGGGATGTAGATGAATCGCTCACACTAACGGCCTCTGGGGGATCCACACCGTTCTCAGCATCAAGTGTTGATGACATCGTGTATATGGCTATCGGTTCTGACTCGGTGAGGGTTCGTATCACCGCTTACACCAGCACCACTGTTGTTTCATGTGTGCCATTGGCTGATGTCCCTACCGCTTTACAAGGTGTGGCTACATCAACATGGACGTATCAGGCCGATACGATGTCCGGACTGGATCACCTGGAAGGTAGAACAGTTTCCGTCCTTAGTGATGGCAATGAAGAGGAACAGAAAACAGTCTCTTCTGGATCCATTACCTTGGATCGACCAGGTGGCAAAGTGATTGTTGGTCTACCTATTCAGGCCGATGCAGAGACTCTGGAGGTCAACCTTGCTCAAGAATCGATAGCAGCCAAGGCCAAGATTATCCCATCAGTCTCCCTAGTTGTTAGAGACTCCAGAGGCATCTTTGCGGGGTCAACATCCGACAAGCTCAAAGAGTTCAAGCAGCGAAATACTGAGAACTATACAGATCCAGTGAATACGTTGACCGGGATTGCCACCATACCCATTGATTCAACATGGGAGAACACTGGCCGGGTATTCATACGCCAGAACGCACCATTGCCATTGAGTATCCTTGGCATCATTCCGAAGGTGGAAGTCGGTGAGTAAGGTTGAAGTGGTTCCAGTCAAGCTTTCCCATATTGATTATGTGGCTGAAAACATGCGCCAAGCGGATATTGATGAGGTCATGGCGGCCTCTGGTAGAGAGCCTAAGCGAGCCTTATCCCTTGGTGTGCTATGTTCACCACAAAGCTGGACAATGCTGGTAGATGGCAAGCCTGTGGCTATTGGCGGGGTATTCTCTATTAATGTGATCTATGGTGAAGGCGTACCCTGGATCTTGGGGACTACGGATCTTGAATCCAATATGAAGTCCTTCCTGAGAATATCAAAGGAATACCTGGAACTGGTACTGAGGTATCATTCCTACCTATCGAACTATGTTGATGTGAGAAACGAGTTGGCGATTAAATATCTGAAGTGGTTGGGGTTTTCTATCGGTGAGCCTGAACCATTCGGATTCATGAAAAAGCCGTTTCGTAAATTTGAATTGAGGGCTGACCATGTGTGATCCGGTAACCGCTGCTGTAGGGATAAGTGCTGTAGGCGCTGGTGTAACTGCGTCCAGTCAGATGGCTGCTGGTGACTACAACGCAGCAATCGCAGAACAGAACGCCCAGCTGGCTGAGAAAGATGCTGAATCAGCACTGGCTTTGGGCGTTGTTGAGGAGAATCGCTACCGTAGGAATGTTCGCCAGCTTCAAGGAAGCCAAGCCACAGCAATCGCCGCCAATAACCTGGAACAGACGGGTACGCCTCTGGACATCCTGACAGACACTGCCTTGATTGGTGAGGTAGATGCTTTGACCATTCGGAACAACGCCATACGTGAAGCCTATGGATTCTCTGTGGATGCTGCGAACACCAGAGCCCAAGGGCAACTGGAACGATTCAAGGGGCGCTCACAGGCCGCTGGGACTATCCTGGGTGGTGCTGGTGATTCCTTCTCTACCTTCAAACTGCTTTCATAGGGGATGACTGATGCCAACTATCCCAAGACTCGAATCCCCACAAGTTACTGATTCAGGACCAACAGGTGCTCGTATCGGTGTACGTGCTGATGCCCAGGATCTGGGTGCTGGTATTGGTCAAGGTATCTCTAATGTTGGTGGTACGGTAGCCAGATTTGCCCTTGAAGAGAAGCAAAAGGCTGACTCCCTTGCAGTGACAGATGCTGATGCCCAGCTGGCCGAATGGGAAAACAGCCGCCTGTATGATCCTCAGAGTGGCGCCCTGAATACCCGGGGTAAGGATTCCTTTGAATTGCCTGATACCGTCATGGAGGAGTATCGCCAGTTTATTTCTGGTATCGAAGCCGGCCTTGGCAACGATGCTCAACGTGAAGCCTTCAGAAAGCTATCCCAGGCTCGAGGTCTTGATATTGATCGAACCATTCAACGGCATGTAGCTTCTGAGTACCGTCAGTATGACCAGCAAGCCACAGATGCTGCTTTGGCAAGTAGCCTGGAAGCCGCAGCGGAGCATTACACTGATTCAGATCGAATCAATACAGAGCTCACCAGGCAGCGTTCCTACATCATGGCTCAGGCAGCGCGTACCGGCGAACCAGCTGAGGTTACCAACCTGCGTATTGCCGAGGCTGAATCAGCAACCCATGTGGCTGTCATTGATCGCATTCTGGCCGATAAGGACTATGAACGCGCCCAGGAATACTATGAAGTCATGGGTGATCACATCAATGCTTCTGTGAAGCCACAGATCGAGTCAGCTTTGAATACTGGCCGTATCAGGGGTGAATCCCAGGCCAAGGCTGATACATTGGTGGAAGAGGGCAAAACCCGCGAGGAAGCTCTTTCTGAGGCTCGAGACATCGAAGATCCTGAACTGAGGGATGAAACGGTTCGGCGTGTAAATACTCGTTATGATGAGATCCAGGCTGTGGAAGCTGAGGCTGAACGCCTGTCTATCGATAATGCCGTTGACCTGATTACCAATGGTGGTTCGGTTGATGACATTGATCCTCTTCAATGGAATGCCATGGATCAAGAAACTCGCTCCCAATTACGTGCTTTGGAAGCCCGTGGAGAATGGTTTCAGGATGATGCTCGCTGGTATGAGTTTATTCAGAAGTCCGAGTCTGAGATTGCTGGGATGAACCTCTATACCGAACTACGTCCTTATGTCGATGACCAGCACTGGGATAGAGCTTTGGCCATGCAAGCCGATGCCAGAAGCAATGACGCCAATGCATTTACAAATACCATCACTTTCAGGCAGAGACTTGAGAACAGCCTGCAAGGCACTGTTTTTGATGATGTTTCTGATCTGAATAAAACGGATGCTCAACGCTATGCTCAACTTGAGAACGAAGCGGCCAGACGCATTGAACTGTTCGAGGCCGACAAAGGCGACAAAGCCACAGGAACCGAGATGCAAGGCGTCATTGATGAGATGCTGCTGGAGACTGTCAATCTGTCTCGCATGCCGAGGAGATCTCCAGTATCTATGACGAGATTCCTTTTCCGTGATACTACGATACCTGCCTCAGCCGTTCTCGAGGATGATAAAGGGGATGCTTATGTCCCTTATGATGAGATTCCTTCCGA